TTGTGTGTTGCTTGGCACCATGCCAGGGCGCTCCATTGACACGCCGGCAACAAATCGTTGCGGCTCCCCTTCTAAGGTTGCAAGTTCTGCCTTTGCATCAGCAATTTGTTCCGGGGTGCTGCCTTTCCTATTAATGGTAGACCGCAGCTGCGCCACGCGGCCACGATCAGTTGAACCACCATAGACAGATTCATAATCTAACGATCCACCTTCGCCAGCTTTAGTTGTCCAGCCATTTTTTGCCCATTTTTCTTTTTCTAAAAACCAGACAACAGCTTGCAAGTCATCCGCGCCCATATCGCCTATTTCTGGGTTGACCTCTTTTACTATACCGCTTGCATTAAGCTGCGCTGCGGCATCAGAAAAAACCGTTTGGCCAAACCCAAATTCGCCACCAATCAGCTGGTTGTCCATTGTTGATTTTGTTAAATGTTCGCCAGCAACCGCTTTTTCAGCTGGCGGCGGTATTCTAGGCAGGCCGGCTGCATCTCTAAGGAACCGGGCAGCCCAAACATCAATTGTGGCTTCGTTACCAAACCCAATTAAATTGCCAGTAAAGTTAATAGTTTTGGGCGCTTTTTTGTGTTTTATTTGCCGAAACATATCTAGAAGGGCTTCAGTTGCTGCCGCCGAATTTGTGTTGAACAATTCGCCGCTAGCTTTGCGTATTAAGCGAAACTCATCAGCTGGGTCATCATCACGCGCAAACAGCTTTTGGCCTCTTGGCTCACCTGACGCAACTAGCTTTTGGTAAAGCGCTATCTCTTTATCAAATTCGCCTCTAGTAAAGCGCCGTAACACTTGCAGCGCGTTTTCATAATTTTGTTGAACATTTGTTTGCGCTGACGTTGCACCTAGGACATCCGCAAAAACATCTCCTAAACCGCCAAATTCTTTGCGTAGGCGGGTACGCATTGCTCTATACCAGTTTGCCTGGTTAATAATCTCTATAGCCGCCTCATCGCCGTTTCTGGCGCGCTCAACTATTGCCGTGACATCTGACACAGTCCTGTCAACTAAGTTCTTTTGATGTGTGGCTCTTTGTGCTTTGCCATCCGCGCCCTTTAGCTGTTCGCCGGGCGGGTTGTGGAACGCATAGCTTGGTTGCTGCCATCTAATTTCAACCGTACCAGATTTATTAACTTTGAATGTTGGTTTGTCGCTGCCGGTTTGCACGTTAATTGGTAGCCACCCATCTTCAGCTGGGTACGCATTTTTTAATCTTTCTGCCTCATTAATTACATCTTCAAGCAAAACTGGCTCTTTGCCTTTTTTGACAACCTGGTTTGCAACGTCTTTTTCTATGACCTCGCGCTCCGCTGTACTAAGTTCGACAGCTGCCTCTTTTGCCAACTTTTTTATTGTTTGCCCTGATGCGCCCTCAGCGTCAGACGGTATAAGAGCGGTTGCGCCAGTTACCGTTGCGATCGTGTTTGCTGCGCGCCGTAGTAACTCTGGGCTGTTTTTAATTGTGCGTAAACCAGTAACAAGCCCATCTAAGGCAATTCCAAGCCCCATGCCTTGCCCCGCAAGTTTTCCCCGGCCTAAAAGTCTTTCAGCGGCGCCGGCCTCTTCGTCAACGTCAACAGCTAAAAATGCCAGCGCTTCTGGCAATATACCCAAGTCTATTAAAGGTCTTATGAAACCACCTTCTGTTGGATCAAAGTAAGCGTCAGCAACTGCGCTTTTAAAAACTAAACCACCACCAGGGGTCATCACCATGCCGGTTCCAAATTGCACAAAATCACGCATTATTTGGTTTATAAAACTGGTTGGTTCCGCTACTTCTGGCAACCGCGACTTTGGGATTGTCATGTTTATTTGTTGCTGATTTAACGCTAGCGGAACGCCAAACGCCCCAACTTCCATAAGTTCTGCGGTGGTATCAACGCCGCCCTGGATGGCATCTCTTACGCCGCCGCCTATGGTGCGCTTTAAAACCTGCTCTCCAGTTTCTGCGCGCGTTTCCTCAGATACCGCCAACCCTTGATCGATCATAAACTGTTGCCCCATATCAGCTGGGGTGACGCCTTGCGGCAATGTCTCTTTGCCTGCCAACACATCATCACGCTCTGGCACAACTGGCTTTGGGCGAAACCCTATAAGATAGCGCTCAGTTTCAGCTATATCATGGGCGTCAAGTTGGTCAGTTTCGTAATCCATTATTCAATCCCGATCTTTTGATAGCTGCGGATTTGCGAGGTCAGGTTAACAACAATCATCGATTGGTTCATTTGTGATAAATGCGTTAAAGCTGCGGCAGCTGGCGTGTTCACATCAACAGGCAAACCATCATAACTTGCCATTGTACTTAATTGCGTTAGATAAGCTATCAACGCAGCTTTCATGTCATCTTTAAATTCTTGCTCATTTGCTTTGTTGATGTCGCGCGCTTTTTTAATAACTGTCTGGTAAGTTGATTTCTGGCCTTCATCTGTATTTAACCAGGTGTCTAATTCAGCAATAGATCTAAAGTAGGCGCCTTCTGACGCGCCGCTTAAAACATCGTTACTATCTTTAAATTCATTATACCTTGTCGCGTTTTTTATTGATGTTCTAGCAGCTGTTACGCCTTCTTTTTTTTCGCTATCAAGAAAACCAAGATATTGCTCATAATCAGAATCTGATAGCGTAGACTTATGATTTTCAACCATTGCTGGCGTTAGCATGTTTTCTCTTACTGCCGCGCGTAAAGTTTTAATAGAATTTCTATCTGATTTTGCAGGCGATTCTTTAGCTGGCTTTTTATTAAGACCAAGAACTTTTTCAGCCTGGTCACGTTGATTGGGCTTGTACCAATTATTTTCCAATAGGGTTTTGTGCTTTGTTTTTGCAGCCGCAATGGCATCATCTTTGGTTTTGTCCACGTTGATTATTTGGCTGAACATATCTGCATTTGCTTTGTCAGCTATTTTATCGTTAGCCTCGCGTTGCTGCCGGCGCTCAGTGTCAATCTTTTCAGCAAGGGTCATAAGGCTACTCACCACCTTGCCTTTATCGCCCGGATCCATCTGTGATAATGCACTGTTCAAAACAATGTCAGTGCTTTCACCATTCACAATTTGCAACATTGTGGCCGTGGCGTCATCTGACCCGCGCATCAAGTTTAATGCCGTGCCTCTCACAATGCTTTCAGTAGCCTGGTCAACTCTTGTCATAAAAGATTTAGCATCAAGAGTGCCGCCAGCTTTGCCTTTTGCCAAAATGCCAGACACTATGCCGTCAGGTTGTTCGTTCATATCAAATATATTTGAAAAAGCATCTGCCCTTTGGGTTATATCTAAAGAAGTGTCTGAGGCTATTTGCACAGATTTATTGACAGTATTATCAAGGTTAACGCGGTCTTGCTCCAATATTCTTGCATTATTGGCTTTGACAAAATCTATAGTTGCAGTGCTTAACAAAGCCTGACCCTTAGCTATAAACCGCGCTTTGGCATTTCGGCCAGACAACATTGGGTTGCCAGTGGCTTTATTTATAGCCCTGCCGCTAGAGTATTTTTGCAGCAAATTATTCATTTTAGTTTTTGTGGCTTCTTCAGCCGCGACAGGATCAGGCAGTTTTAACGCCTCATCTTTAATCTCGCTTAACTCAAGCAGCATTGAGTTTTCAGCCTCATCAATTTGCGTTTGCGTCTGGATCTGCATTTTTTTAATGCCAATTTCAGAAATCAAATCGCCAACAGCGCCAAGCGCTTCGGCAGTGCCAGACATAGCGTTAGATGCTAGTGACGCCGTTAAAAACTGGCCGCCACCAGCCTGACTGCGTTTGGCTTGACGCTGATAAACAGGAACCCTCATGTGACCCTCTTATGAATTGTAAATGTTGTAACCAGTTTTAAATGCGTCAGATATGCCCTTCATTCTTATCGCTCTTGCTTCGTTCTTCGCTGAATATAGAGCCAACTCGCCCCGCAAGCGCTCATTAACGCCCTTTTCGCGCAAGTCACTAGCTTCAGCTGCGGCGTTGTATTTGATCATTTGCACATCTTTTTCAGCTTCCTCAGCGTTAGCCATCAAAACATCCAGGGCTGTTCCGCTTGTCGCAACCACACCGTTTTTACGCATTGCCTGGGCGCTTGCATCATTTAAGGCTCTGAAGTCTTCTCTAAAGGCAACAACCTCTTGGCCTGCTTGAAAGACCCTTTGCTGCGCCCGGTTGTCAGCAACATCCGCGTTTCGGTCAGCGATAGACTTGTTGTACTTACCAACATCGGTTGTCCCTTGCGCGGCGGCATCAGCAGCCATCAAGCTGACGCCAGCACCAATGATTGCCATTTCTATGCCCATTAAATCACCTTAGAAAAGTTAATATAGTTTGAACCGTCCGGGCTAAACTTTCGTAAAAGCCCTTCTTCTTGCATGCCTAAAAACTTAATCCAGCGCCGCGCGCCCGGCCAATCTTCAAGAATATGCCCTTGAACCCGATGCAGCTGGTGGACACGCATCATCCCATCAAGATGTTGTTTCAGAGCTTTTAGCACCGGCACCCTATGTTTATGGACTAAGTTAGAGCCTAGAAACCAAGCCTCACCCACGCCTTCCCACACAGGGTAAACGCCACCACACGCCACGATTTTGCCATTGATAAGCCCTGTGAAACTCATGTCTTTTACAGCGACAGTGTTTACAAACTTTGATATTTTTATTGGTGGCCGAAACAACTCATCGTTTACATTGCCCTGCAATATTTGATTTGCGTGTCTTTCGTGGAAATCAACCAAGATCATTTGTCAAAAACAGAAACAGTCGGATAGATCGCTAGCAGCGTTGTTGGTAGCGGCTGGCTTTGCTGCGCTACGATTGTCGCGTCATCGTCAAACCCGCCCCGGAACTCAATTGTTTTGTCACCAGAAAATAAAGGAACGGCGGCGTCCATAGCAGCTGCACTGCTTCTAAATGGGATCCTGTCAAGTTCAGAACTGCTTGTACCTACTTCTAAACCAACCGATCTATAGAGCCTGACCGTGACCTCAGATATGCGCTTTGTTTTGCCCTGAGAGCTTCCAGAAGCACTTCCCTGGTCAACGCGCAATGTTTCTACCTTGCTAGTAAAAGGCAAGCCTATATGGGCTTTTGTCACAGATCTGTCTAAAGTTATTGCGCCGCTGGCAACCGTTTTGTCTGGGTGTGTAGAACCGTTGGCTAAAATGCTGACTGTCTGTCCTTCGAGATGCGTTAAACCGCTTATGCTTGTCGCTGCTGAACCTGAGTACGTTAAACCGCTATCAACAAAAAATGCGTCTTCTATGTCAGTACCAAAATCAAATCCAGAAATGTATTCCACATATCGTTTTGTGCTGCCATCTACTGTTCGTTTGACAATTAACCAAACTTGGTCTTCATCCAAATCGCCGGGGATGATAGAAACAGATTCGACAACAGCTTCAGCCTCGTTTGTAGAGGCTAGCCTTGTTGGGTCTGATGTTACGCAAGTAAGGAAGCCGCTACTTAAATGATTTGTTTCGGTGATTGTAACAACTGCGGCTGAAGGATTTGCCACTGTAAAATCTGAATGTGCATTGATCGCTGTAAAGATATTGTCGGCTGTCGTGTTGTTATTTGTATTTGGCCGAAAGCCCAAAGATGATGCTGGATCCGATCCCCCAGCTGCCTCACTGGTAAACGTAACGGTTGTGCCATCACTTTTCGTTAGGGTGATTGTTGAGCCAACAGCTATATTTGCGTAATCACTCACCGTTACCGTGCATTCGCCAAATCGTCCACCAATAATATGACGATGCCAGGCAACAACTTGTTCTTCGCGCCGGTATGTCATACACGCTAAAATGCCGTCTTCCCGGACGCACCACGCTATTGAATCTGGTTCTTGTTGGTATGCGAACTCTTTAATGCCGCCTTCGGTGACATGCTCTGCAAGGATAGTCATGTCTGGCGCGACATAGCTGTCGCTTTCATTAGAAAACACAAACTCGCGCATTTTACGTTTTGCGCGTTGCAAAAACAGAGTTGCGTTTCCAACTTGCAATGGTTGGATGTTGGCAGAACCATAGGTTGTTTGTTGTTTAATCTGTGTGTTTGTTGGGTTAATAGGTTCATCAAACCCTGACGCGCGCACAGCAAATTCGCCGCCAGATGTGCCGACTATAAGCTGCCGGCCTGATGCAAGGTATCGAATGACGTTAACTTCATTTGATCCAATCGTGTAGACCAATCCATCGTCACCATCAACGCCCCGCTCAAAGTTTTCAAAATCACCGCCCTGGCTGAAAAATATAGTTTGGGGCTGTGTTGCCGTACCAGCAAAAACAAGGCGCTGTTCATAAAAGGCTATGGCGGTTGGGAACCCAGTGGTTGTTGAAAACGCCCCTAGTTGAAAATCATTATCGGCTATCAAATCACCATTGATTGTTTTGCTTGACCCAGCGCTTTCTGCGGCAAGGTCTACGCCCGGCGCTAAAGTAATAACTGTGTCGGTCACATCGACAATCAGCATTGCAGACTTGTTGTTGCTTGATGTGCTGCTTGTTGTTATTCGCATGCCGCTTTCAAAACCTTGCACAATAAAATTGCCTGCGCTGTCTTCAATACGGTCATTGTGTTCCAGGCCAGTGCTGTCTGGATCGCCTTCATGGAAAGATATTGTGCTTGCAGAATAAGACGGCATTAACTCAGACCGGCCGTCAGCCAACTCTTGGACTGCCGCTGTAACGCTTGTTGCGCTGGAAAATGCCGTAATTTTTGCAAAGCCTTTGTGAAGTTTTATTAAACGTCCGACATCTGTGCTTACAAATAAGTTAGCAGAAGCTGTAACCGTAACACTGCCGCTGCGACCATTAGCTGTTAATGTGGTTGTTGTTCTGTTTGTATCACCCATTGCACCGCGAACTAAATCAACATCAGAAATAGTCCAGGCCGTGTGGCTAGTTCTTGTGATTTTTCTGGGGACATGATCTGGATGCACCAAATACATCAAGTCGGCTGTCTGGGCGAATTTCAATTGTGACAACTGCGCGCTTGTGTATGTCGTTGTAACTTCAACCGGGTTACCGCCACTGATTACAACGCCGCCATCTTTATATATGCGAAAGTAGTTATTGCCGAACTCTAAAACATAGGCTTGCTCAACATTGAACTGAAAAGGTATAAGCCGAGCTTCATTAGCGCTTGCTTTAACCTCACGCACAAACCTTGTGCCTGGGCGCCTGGTAACGCCGCCATGCGGCTGCACAAAAAAGTTTTCAATAATTTGTGCGCCGTTATCATAGCGCCCAAGATCTGTGCGGCCATAAAGTCTTGGAGACAGTTCGCCAGCTGTAAAATTGGCTTTTTCTGTGGTAATCTTAGGCATTTAATTAAAACCTTGATGCAATAAATTGGTCACCTTCAACAAACACATTGTTTGAATTATTGGTGACAAGCTCTGGTGTGCCTTCTGTAGCGTCCACAAACCTTGCTTCTTTTAGTTTTCCTTCATACATCGTTTGCATCTGGGTCATTAGAGTTGTGCTGTTGACTAGCGCATAGCTGATATCCGCTGCTAGCCGTGCTGCTAGCGTTTCGATAAGCAGCTGATCATATTCGTTGGGGTCTTCAATTCTCGCCACATACATTAATTTCAACGTGCTTTCGTTTGTGACAATCTTGCGCCCTTCAATTTTATGAACTGTGTCCGGGTCTTCTAAGCGTAAAACTCGCAAGCAATATGGGTCAGTTGGCAAGGTGTATTGATAATTAAAATCAAATTCTGGGGCTGTGCTATCAGCCGCAATGGTTACACGCCTGATCAAACAGTTCCAAGGATGCGCGCGAAAGGTAGCATCACGAACAAACGCAAAGCGCTGGTTGCATATTCTGCCAGCTTTACTGTCTTCTGTAAGCGCCAGGATGTTAGACGCGCCGATCATGTTCAAAGCGCTGTTACA